AGGTAAATAGATACCTTCAGATGATGGATTTTTATATTAACTTTACGTTAGACGAGGAGTTTAACGAAACGATTCGTTCTCCGATTCATGAAGACTTTTCATACTCTTCTTTCAGTGAAGGTGAGAAAATGAGAATTGATTTAGCTCTTCTCTTTACTTGGAGAGAAGTTGCTAGAATGAAAAACTCAATCAACACCAATCTGTTAATTATGGATGAAGTATTTGATAGTTCTCTTGATGGATTTGGTACAGAAGAGTTTCTAAAAATTATTCGATATGTAATTAAGGATGTAAATATTTTTATTATTTCACATAAGGAATCTCTTCATGACAAATTTGAGAATGTGATAAAATTTGAAAAAGTAAAAGGTTTTAGTAGGATGTTGTCATGAAAGTTTTAGTTACAGGTCACAAAGGTTTTATAGGTAGAAACGTATATCTAGATTGGCAAGAACAACTTGGGTATGTAAATGTAGATGGAATTGATTTTCCGGATAATATAGGTCAGTTTGATGGTGGTGATTATGATTTGGTAATTCATCTTGCTGCTTATGCAAACATTCGAGAGAGTCTAGAAGATCCTGAAAAGTTCTATGTCAATAATGTATTGATGGCAAAACCATTATTTGATTGGTGTCGGGATACAAATACTCGTCTTCTGTACGCATCATCGAGTGCTGTTGAGGAGGAGTATTGGGAAAATCCATATGCAATGACAAAGTGGGTGAACGAGATGATGGCTCCATCAAATTCTGTTGGAATGAGATTTACTACAGTATATGGACCAAATAGTCGCGAAGACATGATGTATCGTATGCTAGAAGATAAAACTGCAAAATACGTTACCAATCATCGGAGAGACTGGATTCATGTGAAAGATGTCTGTCGAGCAATTCGATACCTCGCTCATGCAAATGTTAATGGGCCAGTGTCTGTTGGAACGGGAAATTCTGTCTCCGTAAAAGAACTTGCAGAAAAGATGGGAATGAGACACTTACCTCTAAAAGAGGATACTCCAGGAGAAAGGATTGATAATGCTGCAGATACTACTGTTTTGACTAGTATTGGGTGGTTTCCAACCATTAATGTCATAGACACTAAAAAAACTGTCACTTAGGGCCCTCACCGAAAGGTAGGGGTTTAGTATTATGGCAACATAAGAAACGAACCACATGTACGTCTCCCACGAAATCAAGTCACAACTAGCAAAACTCCTTGCGACTGAAGACCTGGTCGTTGAGCATCGTCAGATCGAGACCGCACAATTCAACGTTCACACTCGCGTCCTGACCTTGCCTGTATGGGATACAAGCAACGTTGTGTATGACATGCTCGTTGGTCATGAGGTTGGCCATGCCCTGTTTACTCCAGACAATGATTGGTTTCTAGAGCATGATATTCCACCACAGTTTGTCAACGTGGTAGAAGATGCTCGCATTGAGAAGTTGATGAAGCGTAAGTATCCTGGACTTGCAAAGACATTTTTTGGTGGATATAAAGAAATGAATGAAAACGACTTCTTTGATCTGTCGGGCGAAGATGTCTCCTCCATGAATCTTGCAGACAGAGTTAACCTACACTTCAAGGTTGGAAACTTTGTTGATGTTAAATTTAATGATCAAAAAGAAATGCCTCTCGTCCGCACAATTGCTGAGTGCGAGACATTTGAAGATGTTTTAATTGCTGCAGAGACTCTTTACAAGTACTGCAAGAAAGAGATTGATAATGATGACAGACCCGATGCTCCCATTCCTCCTCAGGAGATCTCTGAGTCTGGATCTCCGCAACAGATCTCTGAGACGTTAGATTCTCAAGATTCTGAAAGTGGTGATAGCGAGGATGAATCTCAAGATTCTATTAAGAACAATTCTAATGTTACTCCCGGATCTAATGCTGAAGATAATGATGAATTAGAGGTTACAACAGCAAACAATCTTGAAGAAAAACTCAAGGATCTGGTTGATCAGAGATCTGGAGACAATGTCTATGCTGAAATCCCCAAACTAGATTTTCAAAACCTCATCGCTAAAAACTCTGACATTCATGATGTAATTAACGAGTGGTTTACTCTTGTTCAAAGAACGTCCAATCAAAGAGCAAAATCTCATGGAATGGATGGGATAGATCTCTATGGTGTTGTTGACCAACTTTTCTATGACTTCAAAAAGTCTGCTCAGAAGGAAGTCAACTATTTGGTAAAGGAGTTTGAATGCAAGAAAGCGGCAGATTCCTATGCTCGTGCTTCTACCTCTCGCACTGGTGTTCTTGACACTACTAAGCTTCATACTTACAAGTATAACGAAGATCTTTTTAAGAAAGTTACGGTCCTTCCAGACGGTAAAAATCACGGATTGATCTTTGTTCTTGATTGGTCTGGATCAATGTCTAATGTTCTTCAGGATACCTGTAAGCAATTGTTTAACTTGATTTGGTTCTGCAAAAAAGTATCAATTCCTTTCGAGGTTTATGCATTCACTAACGAATGGAGAAGAGCTCATTACAGTCACAAACTAGAAAAGTATGTTGATGCTGATCTGACTCCCTCATATAAAAAGAAAGAAGGTTTCTTGTCCATCGATGATTCATTTTCTATGATGAATATCTTCACAAGTCAAGTTCCTGCAAAGGAGATTGAAAAACAGATGATTAATATTTGGAGAATTGCTTGTTACTATGGTAATGTATATGGTTCTCGTTACTCTGTTCCTGAGCGTCTTAGTTTGTCCGGAACTCCTTTAAATGAAGCATTAGTTTCTCTTCACACAATTCTTCCAGACTTTCAGAAGACAAATAAACTTCAGAAAGTTCAGTGCATTGTTCTTACTGATGGTGAAGCAAATAGTCTTTCATATCATGTTACGGTGAAGAGACCCTGGGAACCAGAACCATTTCTTGGAACCCGTCATCTTTATCCGGGAGAGTCCTATGTCCGTGATCGCAAACTTGGAACAACCTATGCAATACAGGGTCAATATCGATGCTTCACTGATGTCATGCTTCGCAACTTGAAGGACAACTTCCCTAACGCAAACTTCATTGGAATTCGGGTTCTTGCTCCTCGCGATGCAAACTCATTCATTCGTAGTTACTGTGACTTTGGTGATGATGAGTTTGATCGTATTCAAAAAGATTGGAAAAAGTCTCGGAGTTTTAATATCAAATCTTCTGGATATGACGCCTACTTTGGGATGTCTTCCACAACTCTTTCCCAAGAATCTGAGTTTGAAGTTGATGACGGTGCAACCAAAGCAAAAATCAAATCTGCATTTGCTAAGTCTCTGAAGACCAAAAAACTAAATAAAAAAGTATTAGGAGAATTTATTTCTTTGGTGGCATAAGTCCCAAGATCACAATAAAAACTGTCACATGGCCCTCTGAGAGTCGGTCTGTATGCATTATACTTAGATCAGTTCAAATAAAGACATGACCTACTCCACAGAACTCATCCGCGACGGTCTTCACTCCACTTATGGAAATGCCATCACAAAGGCGAATATCGAAGCATGGATTGCAGATAGTGGTGTTTCCCTTTCCTATCAGACTGTTGCCAAAAAACTGAAGCAGTATAAATCTGGTCGAGGAACTTACAATCTTGAAGTAACAAAAGAGACAGTCAAAGACCTGGAAGTATCTTACAATTCTCCTGCTGCTATTCCCTCTGTGGAAAAAAACCTTATCCCCGAGAAAGATGATTCCTTCGTCAAGTTTGGTAACTTCACTGATATTAAAAAAATTATTTCTTCCCGTCTATTCTACCCAACGTTCATTACGGGCCTTTCGGGTAACGGTAAAACGTTCTCTGTCGAACAGGCGTGCTCCCAACTGGGTCGTGAACTTATTCGGGTGAATATTACGATTGAGACGGATGAAGATGACTTGGTGGGTGGTTTTAGGCTTGTCGATGGGAATACTGCATGGCACAATGGTCCCGTTATCGAAGCACTCGAACGCGGAGCAGTTCTCCTTCTGGACGAGATCGATCTGGCATCCAACAAAATCCTCTGTCTTCAGTCTATTCTAGAAGGTAAGGGAGTCTTCCTCAAGAAGATCGGTAAGTGGGTCAAACCCGCTCCTGGATTCCAAGTTATTGCCACGGCCAACACCAAAGGCAAAGGATCTGACGATGGTCGGTTCATTGGCACCAATGTTCTCAATGAAGCGTTCCTGGAGCGTTTTCCTGTGACCTTCGAGCAAGAATATCCCACTGTTGCTATTGAGACCAAGATTCTCAACAAACTGTGTGATGATGCAAACTTCTGCAAGCGCCTTGCTGACTGGGCAGATATCATCCGCAAGACCTTCTATGATGGTGGCATTGAAGAGATCATTAGTACCCGCCGTCTGGTTCACATTGTGAGGGCATATGCTATCTTCGGAGACAAGGCAAAGGCAATTGAAGTT